ACGCATAGAATCAGAACCATCCCAGATGCCACGCCATAGGCGGTAGTATTCCTCGAATTGTTCCTTATAGTTAGATTCGTAGTGGTCACGCCAGTTATTGGCTTTATCCATGACCCAATCTTCGAGGGTTTGTTCAATGAGAAATTCATTCTCTTCAAAATTCATAACTTAGTATCCTGTTATTGGGTCTAGTATTTCAATTTCATCTTCTTCGTAATCTACATAGTAACTAATCTTAGCTAGTTGGTCTATGTAGGCCAAGGAGTCTATCAAGTCATCGTGGACTAGTGGGTTAGGGAACTGAAATAACTGATCACAAAACTCAGTATTCCATTCGCCTTCACTTAAGGTTATCTGATCATTCTCAAATCGACCCTGAAGGGCCCATACAATCCTGTCGATCTTCTTCTGGTTGCCATGGGTTAGTTCCTCGATGCGGAAGTAACGCTGATGTGCCTTCATTAGATCAGTGATATAGGGAAGCACTGCATTCTTGAGTGCTCCCTTCTCTATTCCTATGGACACTGGCCTGTACTTGTGCACAGCATCAAAGATCTTACGAGCAGTCTTCTTGATATCCCATCGACCATATATGATATCTGCTACGTACCAACCATTAGTATTTGCTTTAACAACACTGATGGCCGTTTGGTCGAGTTTCTTGGCCTTGCTCGTGTTTGCATGCGCCACATCGGCAAATCCAGCAAGGTCAACTGCGATGTAGTAATCACCTTCATCTGGCTCCTCACCAAACGATACCCAGTCTTCCTTGAATATTTCCGATCCCAGAGCCTCGAAAGAGGCCATGAATTCCTGACGGAATGCATACGACGACATACTCTTCTTGGCGACATCAATCTCCTCCGGATCAAGAAGTGGATTGTCATACGATGTGAAGTGCCACGCCTTGTACGTTGGATCTTCCTCCTGTGCCGCATACGTGTATAAGTCATAGAAGTGGTTCCTGCCCATTGGAGTACCAATGAACATTGCATCACCCTTCTGGTCGGCAAGGGCAGGTCGAAGGATCTGCTCCCAGACCGTGGGTTTCATATCAGCATATTCATCGAGTACTAGAAACTTGAGTGACACACCACGCATAGTCTCAGGTCTATCTGCACCCTTGAGTGCAATGGTAGCTCCATTAATCAATGTAATCTGAAGGTTATTAATGTGTGTGCTCTTGATCACTGGATGCGCTAGTTCCATCAGTGTCTGCCACATGATGTCCCTTGCTTGCCCTTGTGTCGGAGCGACATAGAAGACATGACCTTTAGTGGCCTGAAGGGCGTAGATGATTAACATCCATGCAGCTAGTCTTGATTTACCTGTACGACGACCAGCAGCTACTATCTTGAAGCGAGTGGGGTCATTCCAGACATCCTGTTGCCACGGGAGTAGCTCGACATTGAGTTCATTGCTCACTATAGTCTCCATCGATCACATCGTCATCGCCTGAGACTACTTGAGTGTCGCCACCGACACCAGTAATGTTGATTTGGATAGCATTACGACCACCACCTTTAACGACATCCTTCTCAAAGGCTGCTGTAGGCAGTATTCGGTCCATGACTAGCTTCCATGCTGCTGCTTGGTTCTTATGGTCATCGTTAAGTGCTGCATCAAAGATAGCATCTAAGACCTTTCTACTCTTAGGTGATGCCAACATCCTAGCTTTATATTCGTTGATGATCGAAGCATCACCTTTAGGACGACCAACCTGACCTCGACCACCTTTAGAGTTAGCCTTTAAGGTTGTCTTTTTTGGTCGACCTATTTTTTTATCTTCGTTATTGTCTTCAGACATACATTCTCCTACTTAAGGGTGCTTAAGGGTGTATGATTATGGTTTAAGGAGGAATAATACTTAACGATCACTCATTGGTGGGTTAAGATTACTTAAGTATATGTACTAATTATAACATATTTTTCTTCAGATGTCAACTTATTCTAGTGTGCCCCCGCCTGTGTCCCTTTGTCAAGCCCTTGAGGGTACTTTTATTCACATATTTATACATTAGCAGAGCTAACATTGATCATTAGAATTCCCTTAAGAATCAATTCCTTAAGTGTTTCACACAGGTGTTTCACAGGGGTTACACAGGTATCCTCCTTTTTATTATTTTAGGGTCCATTTTTACCCTATTTTGTGCCTGAGAAGGTACATAAATATATTCTATAGCACCACAGGGGCCCCCGGGGTAGGCAAAAGTTACCCACAGGATATCCACAAGCACCTTATCCACAGGGGTTATCCACATGTGCATAAGTTATCCACAGGATATACACAGGGGAGTTATCCACAGGCATGCATTAGTGTACTAGTGTGCTGATACAGTATCCAAAAGGTGAAGTGTGAGGATGCATATGGGTACACACAGGCACACTATAGAATCACATAGGCACCCTGAAGGATCACACAGGCATATAGTAGTAGCACACAGAGACAAGCACACAGGCATATAGTAGTAGCGCACAGGCACGCTATAGAAAATATTTGCATTCAGGTGTTGACACCCCGATTCTATGGGTGCATTATACTATCCATCAGCACGGAACAGAGGCACAGGGCCAATGGCGTGCTACAATATAGAAGGACATACAGTCATGAAACTACCATCTCAGAAGTACCGCACAGCAGTAGCTACAGCAATCAACTCAGTCATGGTATGGCGCAAGCTGTGGCACGAAGCAGAGTCAAACACAAAAGAGAATGCAGTAGCCGCTAGAGCATACTACAATGCAGTGCTAGACCTGTATGAGACATACGGTATTGAGCTACCGGCACTAGAGGATGCACAAGAACGCATTGACTACTATGATGCAGAGGTAGAGCACTACCGATCAGAGGAAGCACAAGCACAAGCAGTACCTAGCGACTACACTTGCATCGCTCTATGGGGCGAGGAACTAGGCTCATATGCATACTACATTGAAGCTGAACAGGCACGAGCATGCGCTGAAGGTGCACCTCTGAATGCTATCTACAAGCACGATGGCGAATGGCGTACACTGGATCAGATGCAGAACCTAGAGCTCAAGGCAAAACTAGAAGCACAACTAGCAGTTGCATAGCAGTTGACACAGGACCACAGGCACTGCTAGAGTAGTGCCTCTATTATCATAGTGAACGAATCACGAGGATTGACAAATGACAAAACTACTGACAACACAAGCAACAAAGATCGACAAGTCACAGAATGACGAATGGGTGAACGTGATCATGTACCTTGATCCGCTATACCGCAAAGAGGTTTGCCTCGGAGCATCAGCGGGTTGTCGCAAGTCATGCCTGATCAACTCAGGTCGAATGATCATGCCCAATGCAGTCAACGCACGCAAGGCACGCACTGAGCTATACTTCAATGATCCTGAGGTGTTCATGATGCAACTCAAGGGTGAGATCATGCAAGCACTAGCACAGGCAATGAAGCAAGGCAAAAAACTAGCATGTCGCCTGAATGGCACTAGTGATCTAGATTGGTCTGAGATCTATCAAGCATTCCCAAACGTGCAATTCTACGAGTACACCAAACGCCCTGAGCTAGTCGAGAAATTCAAAGAGTTTCCCAATGTCGACTTGACATTCAGCAAGCACGAGAACCACACAGAGACTCAGGTTCTCAAGGTCCTTGACTCAGGCACAAACGTTGCAGTAGTATTTGCATCAGAGGTGCCAGAGGTACACTTCAATCGCCCAGTGATCAACGGTGACGATCACGATAGACGATTTGAGGATTTCAAAGGCGCTATTGTAGGCCTGAAACTCAAAGGCACAAAGGCGACCAAAGAATTTGCTATCAAGCGAGGTTTTGCAGTATGAGCTACATCATGCAAAAGGGCGATTATGTCGCCCACGTTGACTCTGAGATAATCATCATCTGGGAGGGCAATCATCATATATTTGTGTACAATCAAAATGGTGATCTGATAGACTCTATCCGTGACCCTGATATATTGTTTGTAGATGATGTACAATATATTGTTGAAGATTATTTGAATGGCTACTACGCAAAAGCGAGGATTGTATGAACATTTTCTACCTAGACTCTGATCCAAAGGCATGCGCCCAAGCGCACTATGACAAGCACGTTGTCAAGATGATCCTTGAGTATGCTCAGTTGCTATCGACTGCGCACAGGATGATCGACGGTGACGAATGGACTGATCGCACGGCCAATGGTTCAAAGATCAAGCGTTGGGCATTGCCTGATGATCGAGAGCATACACTGTACAAGGCCACGCACAGGAACCACCCAAGCGCCGTTTGGGTACGCCAAAGCAAAAGCAACTATCTGTGGCTCTATCGTCTATTCAAGGAACTGATTGACGAATACCGTATACGCTACGGCAAAGAGCACAAGACTAGTGAATTGTTGTCGGCCCTGAGCAATGCCCCAGACAATCTATATGACAATGGATTGACTGAAATTCCACAGGCAATGCCAGACGCTTGCAAACGTGATATTCCTTTGCTAGGATATCGCAACTACTACAAGACAAACAAAAGCAACCTATTTGCATACACAAAACGCAACGCACCTGAATGGATGGGCACACTATGAGAGTTTTCGTATACTACAACCTACACAAGCACGTTTGGTCAATCAAGGCACTAGAGGGCCCTCAGAAAGGCAAAGTGATTGCCCATAGAGATGAGGTATGGCTACAGGATGCAAAGCCCGTAGTCAGCGCCTCAGGCCGTGCTAGAGTGATTCGAGAGCAACAAAAGAATGTTCATGCGGGCATTGC